GTAACAGCGAACACAGATGTATCTGTATTCAAAGTACCTTTAACTGACACGTGTAATCTACCTTGTTCTGACCAAATAACTTGGTCGGCTGTCATAGCCTCTTCTGCACCAACTTGAGAAAGAAAACCTGAAACTGTTCTATTACCAAACACTTCAGCTTCCTTATCCATTAAATCAGGTACATATTGTTGTGCCCACCCTTTCGTAGCGGTGGTCGTAAAATCGATATAATTTGAACTTAGTGTTTGCTTCTGTGAAGCGGGCACGCTGTTCAGATTATCACCATTTGAAATTGCCATAATTTTGTAATTTTAAATTGTTATTTTTGTTTTAATTTAACTTTAAAATCAGAAGAATCATCACCTAACACTCTTACTTTAACACCACCCGCTTCAATAGTTCCATGGGCTTGCCTTGGATCCATATTCACGTTTTTGGCTTTAGCGACACTATCTTTCATAGCATCTGCTTTTCCTTGTTCGTAAAAGTGATTAGCAACAGCATCAGCATTCATTGCTGTAAATAGAGATTTATGGTAACCCTTAGCGTCTGATAATGTTGAATTCTTATCCAAAAACTTTTTGGTAAAATTGTTTATATCACTTTGAGTTGCTTTAATCTCATCAGCATTGTTTACATTAAATCTATATCTCTTATCACCGACACTATATTCAAAACCTTTGAATTTGTCGTTAAAAACTTTATCAGTTTTTTGTGTAAAAATATCAGAATTAGTTTTTGCTGCTTTTTTAGTTACTTCTGATTCTTTGTTGTATCTATTAAAGAAATCAACTGCTTTTTGTTGTTCTTGAGTCAACTTTGACCCAGCTTTGATATCTTCATAGTATTTGGACTTTTGCCCGTCCAGATGGGCTTTAGCGCTGGCAACTTGCTCTTTTAACGCTAATTTTTTTCTACGTATATCTCTTTCATCGTCCATGTCTTCATCAAAAGAGAACGTGTCTTCCATAAGGAAGTTAATTTCTTCTGTATTTAAATGAGGTTTTGTTTGTTTATAATATTCATATAATAAATCGTTATCTTTTAACTTACTATAATCTTGATTAAGTCTTACATAGTCATTTAAATCTCCACCAGTTTCTTCCATAAAATCCATTAGTTTTTGGATATTTTCAGGGATTGGTTTTCCAGTAGCTTCTGCTGCAGCAACAGCTTCTTCAACTTGTTCTTCTAATTCTTCAGCTGTTTCTTCTACTTCTTCATCTGTAACCTCTTCTAGAATAGGTGTTTCAGTATCTTCTTTTGTAGACTCGTCAGTAACCTCTTCTTTATTAGTCGTTTCTTCAACAACCTCCTTTTGAACATCCTCGGTTTCTTTGTTATCAACTGGCTGTTCATCTTCTTTTTCTTTTGGTGGTTTGTTTAAGTCTACTTTTATTACGCTATCATCTCCAGCGCTATCAAATTTTGTTTCATCAACCTGTTCAGTCGATTCTTCTGTAGTCTCTTCAACTACTTGTTCATCTTTTTCTTCCATAATATAATATAATAATAATTAATAAAAAGTTTATCTAGGTTCAAATGCTCCTAAATCAAATCCGCCACCTAGTGTATCATTACCTGCGGATTCAAAGTTTTTGGGTGGTTTCCCACTATTTCTTTGTTCAATCATTTCTGATTGCTGTGTTGCTTGTATCTTTGTTCTTTCATCTTTTCTATCCTCCTTCTGTCTCTCTCTTTCTTTTACCCCATCAACTTCAATTCCTTTAAGTTGCATGTTATACTGAAACTCTAATTCCATCAACTCTTTCTTGTGCATAACTTCTTGTTGCATTTTTTGAGAGTCAATTTGAGCCTTCATTTGTTCAAGTTGCGTTTCAGATTGCATCATCGCTTGATTTTTTTGCATTTCTACTTGAGCAGCAGCTTGAGCTGCTTGTGTGTTAGATTCTGTTTGCGCTTGGATATTTTCTAATTGTAACTGTCGATCTCTTTCTTGTTTTTTCTTTCTACGTATCTTTAGTAGTTGATTAGCAAGTTTAATGTTTTTAATTTCCCTAAGATCAATAGCATCTTCAAGTTCAATATTTTGTTGTTGTAGCGCCATTTGAATGTTATTTTCTAACATTTGTTTCTCTTCTTCATCTGGTTGTAACTCAATAAATATGCCAAAATCATAAAGATGCAAATTTTGCATTTCTTCTAATGTAGCTACATTATGTGCTCCAATAGCTTGAATAAACGCATCTTTAGTTGGAGAATATTCTATTATATCAGATATTCTAAGCGATAAACATTCCGCCACTTCAGCTGTTAAAAATAATCCAGCTTGTAGAATATGTCTTGTCGCTGTATTTGAATTTGCTGCGGCCATTTTTTGTATACCTACTAAAGCGTTTTTATCTGGCGTACTACCATCTCTAGCTTCATTTAACCCGGTAACATCTCTAATCATTTGTAGATAATAATTATATGTACCAATTAAACTTTGCATTTTTTGTCCTCCAGATCCTGATTGTATTTCTTGAATAGGTACTTTTCCAGGGTTCATATCACCTTCAGAAGTAAAACTTCTACCGATTACAGAACCAGTTTGGAAAAACATGTTTAACGCTTCTTGAGGATTATAATTTGTTCCGTTACCTAAATCAATCTCAGCTAAACCATCTGCATCCAAATAAACACCATCTGGTGTTAATCTAGACATTACTTGCTGTAATTTCAAGTGTGTTAACTGAATCATATCAGCAAACCCGGTAATTCTACCAACTAATGATTCTATTTTACCATTATACATTCTAGGAGCTACAATAGCATAATTCATTTTAACTTTGGTATAATCGCTTTTAGGACGCATCATATTCTTTGCCATTCCCCACTTAAGTATTCTGTCTGTTCCAAGAATCTTTGCTCCGTCATACAAACATTCTATAGATTTTGATAATTTAGAATATCCACCTTCCATATTTTTAGGTGGATTAAATTTATCATCTTTAGGTATGATTTTATTAGCGCCAGTACCAGTTTGTTTTACTTTATAGACTTCGTTCATATAAGTTTTATAATTAAAATATAAAACTTGAATTGTGTTATTGTCTTCCTTATCTACAGAATATCTTGTGCTATTATTATTTCTATTAAATGACTTATTCTTCATTATATCTTCAAGTTCTTCTTGAGATAAATCAGGAAACTGCTTAACTAATTCATTTACTGGAATTGATTTTACTTCTCCAACATAATATATATCATCAAAATAAGGAGAGTCAGTATAAGAATAAACTAAATTAGCTGGATCAACATAATCTATTACGACGCCTTCTGATGTATTAAATGATGATTTTACCGCTCCAATACCTAAAACCGTAAGATCATAATAAAATCGTTTTTTAGTTAGTTCATATTTATTACCTTCAAATAAAACGTTTAACGCCTGTTCTTCTGCTAACTCCACAGATTGCTTGTAAGTTAATTGCATGTGGATACCTAACTCCTCATCTGATTCTGGTAATTCCTCTACTTCACTTTCTCTTGTGTCTACACCAAGATTCTCTACAGCAAAATTATTAAACTCTTTATACTTCATGTCATTAAGTACAGATTCCATGTACTTAGTTCTTTTTTCTACACCGTATGGATCTTGAGAGTATGCTTTTATATCATATGTTCTTTCTGCAATTCCGTTAACCACTATATCCACAAATTTAGAAATAATTGGAACTGGTTTCCAATCTAAATTAAGATAGGACAAATCACCATTTATTGATAACTCATCCTTATATTTTTGAATAGATTGTTCGCCTCTAGCGTACAATCGTAATTTATGAAAATTGTTATAGTTAGCTTTATACCTATTAAGACTTCTATCGTTATTAAACCACTCGGTTTCGATAGCTTTAGCAACTTTTAAACCATATTCTTCGCTAAGCTTTTCAGCATCACTTACTGTTTGACTTGGAAAATAACTTTTAATGCCAGACTCTGCCATATTTATTTTTTGATTATTTTAGACATACTACCCTTATTCTCATATTTAGAAACGTGTATGTTTAATTTCGGTTTTTCTATTTTTGCGTTTGGAGCATATAAATGCCTATTATTTGCCATGATAGCTAAACCTGAACTAATAGACGCATCAAACTTTGTACGTTTATTTATATCAAATCTAGACCAATCATTTAATAGTTCATTAAAATATAAGTCTCCAAATGTTCCATCTTGCTTCATGCCTACGTGATCTTGTATATACATTTCAATCGCTGCGGCATGTGCTTGTTTTATATCTTCACTAGAGTTAGGAATTCCCCCAACTTCTTTTTCTGCTACAGATAATTTGTTCCATATCTTATCCGGCCTGTTCATGCTAAATCCTCTATAACCTCTTCTTCTAAGATAATAAAGTAATCTAGGTTTATTATTCTCTGCAAGTATTGGCATTCCATAAAATACTAGTGCCATTAAAACATCTTCAAAGAATATTTCAGCCGTAGGTGGTCTTGATAGGTATTCTAAAAAGAAACTGTTCGCAGGAGCGTCCTCCATACTAAACCTGGTTAAGCCGTGTAATGCTCCTTTAGAACCTTGTCCATCTACGGTTCCTGATATATCATAGGAATCGCAACCAAACGCTCCCATGTGTTCATTACCAGGATATTTTATACCATTTTTAAGTACCACCCTATTTTGTAATCCAGTCTTTGGAACCCAACTGACTTTAAATCTACCATTTTGATCTGGATAAAATATAACTTGTGAATCTTTTACTCCGTTAACCCATTGGAAATTACCTTTAGTAACTCCAAGGGTTCTAGACATTTCTTCGTTATAATCTATTTGTTCATATATCTTAACTAGATTAAATATACTTCCCTTTGCTTCATCTCTAAATGCATGTTCAGTAGTTTTTGGGAATTGTCTATAAAACTCATTTAAAGCATCGTGATCTCCTTTTAAACCATCAGCCTCGTTTTGCCAATGTTCTATAATGCCTACATCTATTAATTCACCATCTGGACCGAGCACATCGACGTCTGGTGTATCAAAAACTGGAATTCCGTGCTCATCAATAAATCCTTCGTAGTTCCATTCCATTGGGATAAACAGAGAATAT